AAACAAATGGTCACGATTATGCATTTCACGCAATAGAAAGTTAGATTACATTAAATGGCGAAGGCATTGCTCTATATTTAAGTGCCTTATTAAGATTCTCCGCTTCGGCACCTTTCCTTTCAAGGATTTTTTCGGGGCGGAGTCTTTCTAATCTATTCATAAGTTCTTCCACCAATTTAGATTTCTCGTCTTTACCTTCCGTAATTAATGAAGAATAATCTAATTTAACAGTACTATCAGGAACTTGTAAGTCACCCGAGAATTTACCCCAAATACGACCTAAACCTTCCTTAGCGTAAGCAATCAAATACTTTCTAACCCAGTTTTGTGCCGGTTTATTTAATGATTCCCACATCAATGGTTCGGTTTCAACATCGGACGGTAATTTAATAACATCTTTATTATTTTTTAAACAAGTATCTCTATCCATAGTATCATAATACCAATACCATACATTATAATTTTTTCGTTGAATGGAACCAAAATCAAATTTACCACCTGGTACATTGTATAAGTGAACTAATTTTTTTCCTTCTGGTCCCGCAGTAATTCTATAAGTTAAATCACCACCAATTAATCTATTTTTAATGGATCTATCTTGCATTCTTAATAATAAATCAAATGCTGGCATCATAAAGTATGAACCTGAGTTACCCATTTGTGCAAATCCACCAGCACCACCAAAACCTAATCCACCAAGACCACCAAATCCCGCCATAAACGGATCAACAAATGAATCATTTAATTCTGCACGAGTAAACCATAGTAATTCATTTATCTCACGACCGGCTGGTATTTCATAAACCTGAGTTCCTCCTGTAAGTGCAAAATAATCCTTTTTCAATTCCCAATCACCACCAGCTTGTAAACCTACAATTTTAGAATATGAGTGAGTATATTGTGTTTCGTAATCTAAACTTCTTGTTGTGAACGCTCTTGATAATGATTGTGTATCCACATCTAAACCCGCTAACGCCGACCATTGAGACTCAATCAACCAATCACTAACGTATTGTTCGTATTCAGACAAAGCTAATTCCATGAAGGTATCCATTTGTTCTTCGGTAAGTTCAATACCACGAACTGGCATACCTAATAGGTGAAATACCTGTGTATATAATTTATCCTTTTCCGCTTGTGAAATAATTTGAGACATAATTTGATTTATTCTTATAAATATCTTATATTTCTATTATGAACGAGAAACTAAACGAATTATTCAGTATCTGTGGGATTAACGACTTCGTATTCCACTTACAAAAAGAGGGTGAAACTAATTATATAGACTATACTTTAGACCCTAAAAACATTGTAGTGAATATTCCCGATATTGAAGATAAGAAGTTAGATCAGTTAATAACCGATAAAATTGAGGAATTAAAGGAGGCTTTTAAGTAGGTCTTTACTGAACGATTCTGAATATTCTCCGTCACCCATTACTTGGTCAATGACGTTCTTTTTCTTTTGTAAAATATTATAAATTACCTTTTCAATTGTATTCTCAAAAACTGGGTAATAAACTAACACACTATTTTTTTGTCCATAACGATACGCTCTATCTTCACCTTGTGAATGGTCTGCTGGCACAAATGATAAGTCATTCATAATAACAACTTCCGCCGCTGTTAAAGTAATTCCAACACCAGCAGCTTTAATATTACCAATGAATACTTTTATTTTATCTTCGTTTTGGAACCTATCAACTGAGTCTTGTCTTTTATCTTTTGACATACGTCCGTCAAGTGTTACTGAATTCTTTTTATATTTGTCATGTAACATATCAAGTGTCATGGTGAAGTTAGTTAACACAATAACTTTCTTTCCTTGTTCCAAACATTTATCTATCAATTCACAAGTATACGGAATTTTTTCGTAAGAAATAAGTTGTCTAATTTTCATTAAACGATTTAATGTAACGCTAATTGTTTCATCATTTTTCTTATCGTTGGTAATTCGTGTAAATTCTTCTAACTCTTCATCATACATTTTACTTGTAAGTTCAACAAACACAGGAGTAACAATCTTTTCAGGTAAGTCAAGAATATCTGTTTTCATTCTACGAAGAACATATGATTTAGTTCTCTCACGTAATTCGTCTAAATTACTTGCTCCACTTGTGTTCCACACCTTTCTATTACCTACTGTAAATTGATATCCTTTACAATATCTACGAACGTAAGATTGCCAATTTAATGTTAAAGGTGAATCAACAATTTTTAATAAGTTGAAATAGTTGATAGGTCTTGATGTCATTGGTGTTCCTGTTAATAACCACACCTTAGGAATTTGTTCTAATACATCATTTAATAAACGTGTTCTGTTTGCGGTGGTGTTAGAAATATAATGTGCTTCATCTACAATTGCTAAGTCAAACTTTTCATTTACTAATAATTTATAATCATCACTATCTTCACTCTTATCTGTCGTGTGATAATTTTTAATAATATCATAATTGATAATATAAAAATCAAATGTAGAACCCCACTTGCGACCTTCAACAATTAACACACGTCTATCTGAGTAATTTGCAATCTCTCTTTGCCAGTTAATTTTAAGTGATGCGGGACAAACAATTAAAACTTTTTTTGCCCCACATTCCAATGCTCCAATAACCGCAGATGTGGTCTTACCTAAACCCATATCATCGGCAAGAATAAACTTATCGTTTGCTAATAATTTTTCGATCGCCACTTTTTGGTGTTCCATAGGTGGACGAACATCATATGGACTATAATCAATAACTCTATTTAATTTTTTTTCTTCTTGAACAATCGCAGCCTTTGGTAACCACATCGCGTGGTTTTGTTGACGTTCAAATACTTTACCCCAAATATGGTAAGCTTTATCAGACTCACATAATAATTTTTCACACCATATTTTATCAGGAGGGGTTGGTAATAACATTTCTTCCATTAATTTTTCACCAAATGTAGAAACAATATTTATATGTTTACGAGCAACCTTAGGAACCGTATCTTTATATTTGATTACATACTCCGACTGTGGACGAGTTAATTTAAAATTTTTAACTTCCACGAATTTACGTTTGTATTCTAATAAAACATTATTAGATCCTTCGTATTCATTTAATATTTCCCTTGCTTCAACCTCGGGTATTTTTCTTTCCATCGTATTATATATAATATAACTAAATAGAATGTATTATTAAACTATTTATTAGGATATGAACAATAAACTACCAATTACTCGTTTAGGTAAATTCTTTTCACAGGACGACTTTGATATTAACATTCAGATGGGTCAGGAGTATCTACACGGGGACTTGAATATGAAATTGGTCTTATATCGTGTTGATAGACAAAAGACCGACAATGACGACGTATACGCCGAGGCGGGTATGGATGAAATTAAGTTTTTTCCTCCTGTTGAGTTTAATGCGTTGGTTAAAATTGAGGAACCTAAAAATTCAACCTATACCAAAGGTCTTATGAGATATAATGAGCCAGGTAATATGACATTATCAGTTTACATTACACATCTTAATGATTTGGGTGTTGATATTAGATACGGTGATTATATTGGTTATGCGGATTCGGAAGAAAGATTAAGATACTATACCGTTACGAATGATGGTAGAGTTACGTCAGATAATAAACATAAAATGTTTGGATATAAGCCACATTATAGAAATATAATTTGCGCTCCAACACAAGAAGGAGAATTTAGAGGAGTTTAATATGGGAATACCTAAAAGAAAAAACATGATTAATGTTTACGGAGATAAGGAAACTTATCGAGGTGAAAGCGTTCTTAAAAGAAGACAAGAGTTATTAGATATGATAACTAAGTCAGATTCTTTTCTTCCTGATTCCATTTTACACGATGATTTGGATAAGGGTATGTTGGATTATATTAAAGAAACTTTTAAGGTTGTTTCCGACGGAGTTCAAATTCCTGTTATTGAAAAAATATTAACAATTCAAAGGTGGGGTGAATTTAGTGCTAATTGGGAGTTTTCGGATGGTGACGGTAATGTAAAATTACCTTTTATTGCTATAATTAGAAAACCAGATGTACAATTCGGTAGTAATCCGGCGATACAGAGAACAATACCCGATAGATACCAATTTCATTATGCAACAGTTCCAACATGGGACGGTAACCAAGTTGGTGCTGACATTTACAAAATACCACAACCAATTCCGTGTGACATATCATACGATATCACAATTGTTTGTAATAAGTTTAGAGATTTAAATAAAATTAATAAAATAGTTTTACAACATTTTTCATCAAGACAATCATATACACAAGTTAAGGGTCATTATATTCCGATTGTTTTAGATACCATTGAAGATAATACACCGATGGAAACAATTGACGGTCGTAGATTCTATATGCAGAATTATAAATGTACAATGTTAGGGTTTCTAATTGATAGTGATGAGTTTGAAGTTAAACCAGCAATTAATCGTGCATTTATTGTGAACGAATCATTAGGAGGTGCAACTTTTAAAAGAAGTTACATTGGTAAATCTATTGATATTACGTTATCCACTATTATATCCAATGGTACAACCACAACATATAGCGTTGGAGAAAGCATTACGGTTTTATTTAATGTATCAATTAACGGAATTTTACAACAAAAAGATCTACACTATACATACGAACCAATTTTTGGTGGAGGATCTAGTATAAATTTTAATGGTACACCATTACAAGGTGATGTTATTGTTGTAAGTTATTATAAGGGTAATAATAATAAGATGTACGATCAATTTGGTAATGAACTTACAGTCGCACGAGAAACCTTTACATATAACGGAACTAATTTAGTATTTAATGTTTTACAAAAAATAAGTTCAATTATTAGTATAACAACTAATGGATTAGTTGAGTATAGTGATGAGGGATATCAATTAACAGGTAAAGATCAAATAACACTAACAAGTGCACCAGTAAACGGATCCACGATTGAGTTAGTTTATTTATACTAATCATCACCGTAAATGTCTTTCTTTTTAGGTTTACAATATTCTTCTATAAATTTTTCTAATACTTTATAGATTTTTAATCCGTTTTTATCACAGTGATTCTTTAACATTTCGTGGTGTTTTTCACTTATTTTAACATTTTTTTGTTTGTTTTCCATATAAAAGATAATTAAAGATAAATAACTATCTTTTTAATAAAAGTTGGGAAATCTTTGATAAAAACAAAGATATTTATTAGATAAGTAATAAATAAAATTAACCAAACAAAAATCAATGGCAAGTAATAACAGAGTTTTCGTGTCACCAGGTGTCTATACATCTGAGCTCGATTTAACATTTGTAGCACAGAGTGTAGGTGTTACAACATTAGGTTTAGTAGGTGAGACATTAAAGGGTCCCGCTTTCGAACCAATTTTAATTTCTAATTTTGACGATTTCAAGTTATATTTTGGTTCAACGTCTCCTGAAAAATTTAGTGACGGTAATCCGAAATATGAATTAGGATACGTTGCAAAATCATATTTACAAGAATCAAATCAATTATTCGTAACAAGAGTATTAGGTCTTACAGGATATAAACCATATAAAACTTTCGGTATTAAAACCGTAGGTGGAGTTATATTAGAAGAATTTCAAGGTGGTGGTGATTATGAAGTAGATCCTACATCAACCACAACATTTGATAATACTCCTGAAATTTATAACAATTTAGTTGATAAGGTAGCACATGATGGTAGATTTATAACAAATTATATTATATCTAAGTACAGTGGTTTAACAAATGCAGATAACGGTAAGTGGTTCGTTATGGGTAAAATACCTACAGGTGAAACATTACCTAATTCAGCAAAAGAATTAGAATCTCCTTTAACTGGAAAATTCAATAGTGAAAACAATAACACTAAAGAATGGTATAATTCATTATTTCATTTAGCAACACCTGGTGATCCATCAACTGTTGATGAAGTTTATTCATATCTATTTGTGTGGAACAGTGGTATAACTAAATTTGATGTAACACAATACGTTTATGATGCAAGAGTTAACGAAGATTATAATGACGTAGTTGTTGCAGCTATTAGACCAAGAGGTGTTTATATCGGACAAACATTAGTTCATGAGGTTACTGGTAATACAAGTTTCACATTAACTGAAGCTTCGGGTTACACATTAGATTTTAACCCAATGGGTGAATTCGTAATTAACGTAACAGGATATACAGAGGGTCCAAAAGAATTTACATGTACTTTTGATACTACATCATCAAAATATATTTCTAAAGTATTGGGAACGGAACCATTTGACAAAGATCGTGGTGATTATCCTGTTTATGTACATGAAGTTTATCCTAATTTATTAAAAGCTGCTTATGATAGAGGTTTTGTTAGAGGTATATCTATGGAGGCTTCATATGAATTAGAGGGTGATAATTTCTTAGATTCTTGGGATACTACAATATCTCCAATGGTTGTTTCGGAAGTACGTGGAGGTAGAGTTGCTGACTTATTCCAAGTTCAAACAATTTCTGATGGTGAAGCCGCAAATTACCAAGTTAAAATTAATATTCAGAATATTAATTTAGAAACAATGGAATTTGATTTAGTTGTTCGTGATTTTAACGATACAGACGACAATCAAGTTGCTCTTGAAAAATACACAAGATGTTCAATGAATCCTGATATGCCGGGTTATATTGCAAAGAAAATTGGTACATCTGATGGTGAATATTCATTAGTTTCTAAAAGAATCATGTTAATCATGGCCGATGGAGCACCTGTTGATTCGGTTCCGGCCGGATTTAAGGGTTTTGCAAATAACGAATCATTTGGATCTAATAATGATACATTTGGTAGTATTATGTATAAAACAAAATACCATGACGCTGGTGACGTTGAAACTTATGACGTATCAGGAGCTCCAAACATTGAAGCGGGAGATAAGGTTAGAAAAGTAATGTTAGGTTTATCAAGTACAGTTGGTTTTGACCAAGATTTATTGAAATATAAAGGTTCTTTTGGAACAACTGAAACATTTGGTTTCCACTTATCAACAAACGCTTCAACAATAGTTGATGCAAACGGTAAACAAATATATCATACAACACCATACGATTTAGAAGGTCAAACTGATGAAGATACTAACAAATTAGTTAATATTAATTTCCGTAAATTCACTTTTGCGGTGTACGGTGGTAGAGATGGTTGGGATAT